TGCAAAAAGAAATATAGTGTCCAAATATTATAAAAATTATGTATAAGGAGTGATGTTCTTGTACAATATGTGTGAAAGATAGTCATTTATTTTAGTATTTCGCATATATTGTACTATCAAATACAAAGGAGATGTCTAAAATGTTATCAAAAATCAGCAAGACCGCACTAGCACTACTATTGGCAGGAGGTATAGTTGGATGCTCTCAAAAGGCAGAGCCAGTAGAGAAGCCGAAGGCTGAACCTAAGGTAGAACAGGTAGAAAAAGTAGACACGAAGGCAGTAGAAAATCAAAGAACAGTAAATTATCTAACTGCTGTTTCAAATTCAACAACCAACTCTGGGAAAGTAGCGAAGGAAATTGGTGCACTATTCCAGAAAGCATCTATGCATCCACAGCTCTTAAAAAATGAAGATTGGAAATCCGATTTGTCTAAGGAGTATGACAGAGTTCAAGCGGATTACGATACTGTAAAAGGATATCGTGATGTGCCAGAGCAATATGCAAATGCTCATAAGACATTGTTACAAGGATACGATTACTTCATGCAGAGCAGAGTTAAAATAATGGAAGCAGTTAATGAAATAAACGCAGACAAGATGCAAGAAGGTTTGGATTTGATTGGTAAAAGTACAGAATATATTACCAAGTCTACAGATGAGCTTATGAGCGTTCCTGTATCAAAATAATTGACAAGCAACAAAGTTAATGATATAATTTGACACAGATGATGCATATAAGGTCATGTTCTAAAAGCATGTCAATAGAGGTACTTTTTGACAGTGTAAAAACTGGATAAAAGTCATGTTTTATAAAGTCTTAACCCCACTCAAAAGTGTCTCAATTGAGACAGTTTTACGTCATTTGACACGATTCGACAAAACTGCTAGAATTTAATCGAATGATTATACGCATAAAAACCCTTGCGAGTGGGTATAACTATAATAAGACTTATAAAACAAGGAGTGGTTTTGGTGATGACTATGACAAACACAAATGATAATTCTATATTTGATAAAGAAGGTTTGAAGGAACGGTTTTTAAATGAAATTAATGAAGGTACTGTTTTCAGTTATGAAAGAATCTTTAAATATACTGCTAAACATGAAGAAGCTTTAAACAAGGAGATTAGATTCTTTAGCCTTAAAGAACTAGAAACTGTTATGTATGACTTCAAATCTAACAATAGAAACACTGTTGAAACTTACGCACGTATTATTTCAAGTTACTTGAACTGGTGCGTAAAGCATGGATACGTGAAGAACAATGTATTGGCTGTACTTAAACCTACTGACTTTGAAAAGTATTTGACAAATGAAGAAGTTTATACTACTGAAAAAGGTCTTAGAAGATACGAAGACAGATGTGCAAACTATCAAGATTCAGTAATCTTACGACTTTCATTTGTAGGAGTTGGCGGTAAACAAATGAGCGAAATCCGCAACTTAAAAGTAGAAGATGTTGATTTTGAAAATAAACGCCTGCACCTTGTAAATACTTTAAAAGAAGATGACAATGGTTTTCCAGTTAAATTTACAGAAAGATTTTTAGATGTTGACGACAGAACTTTAGAATTAATCCAAGGGGCAATTGCTCAAAAAACTTATATGAAGAAGAATGGTGAAATGGTTGCACAGGACAGAATCAGAAAATACACTGACCTTGCTAGTAATGACTATATAATCAGAGCTTCTTTAACTAAGATTGAGAAAAGCCTTAATGCACCAGTAGATAAATTCGTAGTATATAGAAGAATGAAAAATATGGCAGAAGCTTTAGGATTCGATAAGCTTACAGCTAAATACGTACAAAGAAGCGGTATGATGTACTTTGCGAATGAGCTTATTAAAGGTAATAACGAGTTATCTTTGGACGACATCAAGATTGTAGCAGACCGATACAATATGAAGTCTTATCACAATCTGAAAGGATTCCTTGATTTACAGCACATTCGACAAACATATCCGCAACAATAAGAGAGGATGAGAAGAATGTCAAGAGTAGTAGAGCATAAAAAGGATATTAAGTTGAATAGAGAGAAACTGCATAAGATTTTAGAGAGCCAGAAAATGGAGTATATTGAGCTTCATAACAAGGTTTCCACGAAGTTTGGATTAGATTTACAGTACAAAGGATTTATGAGCTTAATGTCAAATAAATCCAGTTGGAAATTGCTGTACGCACATGCGATTGCAGATGTCTTAAATATTAATTATAATGATATATTCGAAATTGTAGATGTTAAAAAATAATTAAAGGAGGTGATGCAAAAAAGCTTGTACGTAAAACGATTACATGTTACAATAACGTTACAAGGTAAGGGAGCGGAAAGCAAACGACACTTGATAACAAAATAAGGGAGAGTGGATGCATGGTGGCTAATTCAATCGAAGGATTTATAAAGTCACTTGATTTACCGCAAGAGTCAACAGTTTTGTTTCAAACGATTGGCGACTGCCATTCGTTTTACATAGCGAATTACGGTAGAAATGCTTGCGTAATTGATGATATTCTGGATTATAGAGAAACAAAACTGGAATCATCCGACATAACACTTGAAATGTTTATCGAAATGTGCACCACTAAGGGAACTAAAACAGCATTTCAAGAGACATTCTTGCAGTATTTGCATGAAGAGGATGTCGTCTTCATTAACGAGAAGTTGTCAAGCGGTTTCATTACGAAAGAAAGCATCTATAGACAATTTAAAATGAATCCAAATAAAAATATTTTAAGTTATGTACTATAGTTAGTTGACAAACGATAAAGTTAATGATATAATTAGTATTGTTGATGGGGAAAGAGTTAAAAATTCTTTTCCTTCACCATAAAAGCAAAAAATAATTACATAATTGGGGGAAATAAGTTTATGACAAACGAGTTAAAACAAACGAAGAACAGCTTTAAATTAATTGGAAAGGTTACAGGTATCGACAAGGAGCACGCATTTAAAGAAGACAGTGCTACAAAAGGTAAAATGATTGGGCAAACTTATCGTGCACTACGATTCGGTGTAAAGACATCTGAAACTAATACAATCAATGTTGAGATGTTTGACTTTGAACCAGAAGAAGTTTTCATGTGGAATAGCGATAAGAAAAAGAAGGACAAGGGTTACAAAGGTGACCGTATTCCATTCGCTCAATGGGAAGATGAGCAAGAACAACTTCGTGAAGATGGTTATGCAGTATTACAAACAAGAATTGGCTTAAATTATGGTGAAGATGGAAAATTAGTGAGCAAAGGTTTACCAAGCTTCGTAGCTTCTAAAGAAATCTTTGAGAAGCTTGACAATGGCGATAGCGTAGTTGTTGAGGGCGAAGTACGATACGGTCATTACGAAGACCGAGAAGGTAAAACAAAAGAGAAAAAGACATATTCTATTAAGAAAGTCTTCCGCTTAAAAGATATTGATTTCGAAGATGAGAAATTCGAAGAAGTTACATACTTTGAGCAAGAAATGGTATTCGTAGATGCAATGATTGAAGCAAAAGAAGGCAAAGCATTCGTTACAGCACGTCACATTAACTACAACAAATCATTCCATGATACACAGATGGAGATTGTATTTAAAGACGAAGAAGGCAATGTAGATGCAGGAATGAAAAAATTAGCTGATGCATTTGCTAAGAAGATTAAATTCGGTGACCTTTTAACTGTACGTGGTAACGCATTAAATCGTGTTATTGTTGAAGAGGTTGCAGGAGAAGAAGAGGAAGAAGAAGATTTCACAAATCTTTTAGGTGGTAAATCTAAGCCTAAACATGCACAGTCATTCGTTTCTCGTACATATATCAGTGCAATGCAAATCGAAGGTGTAGATGCTTGGGACAAGAAGGTTTACACAGAAGAAGATTTCGAAGAAGCTAAAAAAGCAAGTGAGCTATTAACTAAAAAGAAAGACGATGAGCTTTCTGATTTAGGTGGAAGACCTAAGAAAAACGACAATCCATTCGGTGGAGATGAAGTTGACTTAGAGGGTGCTGTTGACGAAGATGACTTACCATTCTAATTTAAACTAGAGCTTGATAAACATCAAAGATAATGATATAATAATATCGTATCAAACCTTACAACATGAGAACGTAGGGGCTAAAATACTAAAATAGTAAGAAAGCTCCCTTACTTGCATTTTATATGCGAGAAAAGGGGAAAATAAATGTCATTTTTAAAAACGTTGAAAGCAAATAAACCAGTAGCATCTCTTGAAGGGTATTTCATGGCAATGTTAGCACCAAGTAAATTCGGTAAAACAACTTGGTCAATCGACACTGTACGTGAGCACTACAATGGTGATATGGATAAAGCGTTACTTTTAGCGACAGAGATTGGTTACAAAACTATGGATGGCGTATTCGCTATTCCAGTAACAGGTTTCGACTTCGCAGAGGACGATAATGACGAAGAACAAAAAGGATTCATTGAAGTAGTAGATGAGTTAGTTGATAATAAAGATGAAATTCCATTCCGATTCATTATCATTGATACAATCACTGCTTTAGAGCGTTACGCTGTAGCGTATGCAATCCGAAAAGCAAATCGTGATGACCAACCACAGAAACGTTACACTGACATTTCAGATATCCCTTGGGGTAAAGGTTACACGTTGGTTGCAGAGCACATCTACCAACAAATTGACCGTCTGAAAAAAGCAGGATTCGGTGTATTAGTAATCGGTCACTCTAAAAACAAGAAAATCAAAAATCGTGATGGTTATGAATATGATTACACTGGATTAAACGTTTTAGGTAAAACATCGGATATCATTGAGCGTGAAGCTGATATGATTATGTACGGTGACATCATGGTTAAAGAAGGCAAAGATGGTAAGCCAGAAACAACACGTGTGTTACGATTCCGTAGTGATGGCAATATCTTATGTGGTACTCGTTTCCGTAACTTCCCTGCTGAAATTAGCAATGACCCAAAAGAATTTTTAGCAGAGTTTAAGAAGGCTGTGGAAGGCTCTTCTATCTCTAAAGTCGAGAAGGTCAAGGAAGTTGTGAAAGAGGTTGCAAAAGAAGACCCAGTACAAGAAGATGTGGCTATGGAGCAGACAGCAGTAGAAACGGTTGAAGAACCAGAAGTAACTGTTGACTCTGTGAAAGCAGAAATCGCTTCACTTGTAGCTAATATGGAAGTAGCAACTAAGCGTGAATGTGCAACAGAATTTAAAGAGGTTTTAGGTCAAGCGGATTACCGCAAATCAAACGACTTAGATGCTTTACAAAAAGCATTAGCGTTTGTTAAATCTCTAGCTTAATACATAAAGGAGTTTGGTAGGTTAAGAGTTTTAACCTACCAAATCTCGTAATAAGGCTAAACTAGGAGGAAATATGAATAAAAATTATATTATAGGTGGAGTGATGACAGTCAATTTAATGCTGACAATAGGCGTAGGTGCTTATTCTTACAGCACAATTGACAGAAAGAATGCGGAAATCAGTGATAGCAATAAGACTATCAAAAAATTGAATGATAACAATGCTGATAAGGACAACCGTATTAAGAATATCCAATCTCAATTGGATGAGTTAGACAAGAAATTTAAAGAGTCAGAGAAAGTAAAATCCGAACAGGAGAACACTATCAATGAACAGTCCAAGAAGATAGAGGAACAACATTCAACTGTTGAAGGCTATCAGCAAAAAATCCAAGAACTGGAAAAAGAATTAAGTTTTAAAAAACAAAAGAAAGGAAGTGATGTGAAAAAGGAAGCAAAAGTTGAAAAGCAAGAAGTGCAACAAGCACCTGCTGTAGCAAAAGAAGAGAAGAAATCTAGTGGCAGAACTATCACAGTTGAAGCTACTGCATATACAAACCATCCAAGTGAAAATGGTACATATGGTGGGAAAGTCGTTACAAGGACAGGCTTAGATATTTCTAATAGCATCACTTATAACGGTATGGGTATTATCGCTGTAGACCCTAGCGTAATTCCTTTAAATAGTATCGTAGAGGTTGAAGGTCTTGGGACTTACATTGCTCTTGATACAGGGTCAGCCATTCAAGGTAATAGAATTGATATCTTGATGGGTGACAGCACTCAAACAAACAATTGGGGCAGAAGAAACGTTAGCGTAACTATAATTAACTAGGGAGAGATGTTATGATTATCATTTTAGAAGGTTGCGATTGTGCAGGGAAAACCACATTTGCAGAGAAACTATCAGAACGAACAGGCTATGAAATTGTGAAAGGGAGTAGCTTTGAGATTTCTGAATTAGGTGCAGACGGAATGTTTAAGCATATGATGGATTTGTTGGATAGAGAAAATATTATCATTGATAGATTCTTCTATTCGAATGCTATTTATGGAGATATGTATGATTATCCAACAATGGAAGTTGACCAATATGTAAAATTGCGTAACAAGATGAACGAGAAGGCTTTATTAGTATACTTACATGCACCAACACACATTCTAGAAAGCAGAATGAGAAAACGTGGAGATGACATGATTAAGGTAGAAGATATACGTGACATCAAAGAGTATTATCGTGATGTTTTACAAGGTCTATTAACACCTAAAACATTATTATCTTTAGATACTAATGAGTCAAACTTTAACATAGCAACGTCTATGGTTACAGAGTTTGTAAAACTGCAAGAAACAGCAATGTACATACACAACAGCTAGAACATAAGGACTACTCGAAAGGGTGGTCTTTAATTCTATAATTTTTATTTGACAGGCATAAATAATAATGATATAATGTTTTTCGTAGGAGGGATTACAATGGCAAAGAAAACACGAAAATGTCAGCGATGTAAACTAGATGATACCTTGATGGAGGAAATGGAATTTGAACTGGTAGGAGAAAAGAAGCCAGTTAAAAAATTCTATCACAAAGAATGCTTTGTGGAACACTTGAAAGACAAAGAGTTTAAAAGAATCGAAGCTGAAAAGCTAGATGTACTTACGGAAAAGATTAAAGAGATTTATGGTGTCAAGGAAGTTTCGAAACAAGCATTTCCAATGCTACAAAAACTTCGTAATGGTGAGCCAGTGTATGGCAATCAAAAGAACCTCTCTAAACGATATAAAGAGGGTTATGATTACTTATTGATTGCAGAGACATTCGACTTCTGTAGCGAAACGATTGAGTATTGGAACAGTGTTAAACCGTTTAATGGATTTATGTCAGCGTTTAGATATGCAATGACGATTATCATTGACAAAATCTATGTTGTTGAACAGCGTGCTAGAACACGTGAAGCAGAAGAAAGAAAAATGGCAGTGCACTTGAAGAGAGTTGAAGTGGAAGAGCAGATATTCGAAGATACGAATTATAAGAAACCTTCCAAATCAAATGCAGATATTACGGACTTCCTAGACGATTAAGAAAGGTTGATGTGAATGGCACAAGATAATACTAAAGAAATAGTTGTACAAGAAATGAAGAAGATTAATAAGAATGCTCAAATTAATGAAGCCTACTTTGTGGGGCTTCTATGGGCAGACCCATTTAATAACTTTGCAGAATATAATGATACAGTTTCGCAAGATGAATTTGTACATAACGTGTGGTCATTCTATTTTGAATTAGGTCGAAAGATGTATAAAGAATCTATTCGAACATTCGATAGAATCACAGTTGCTACAAAAGTAAAAGAGTACAACTTGATAGAGGAATTTGATGAGTTTGGTGGAATGGATACGATTGAGGATGCAGTAGATATCGTAAAAGATAACCCAGACAATATCGAATACTACTATGAGACTGTCAAGAAAAACTATGTCATTAGACAGTTATATTTACTCTTTGGAAATAAAGTTTTAATCAAGAAGGGTAAATATGATTTCGACAAAATGACAAGTGAACAGCTTGGAGCGTATTGGGATGACAAGATGAATGTAATCCGTCTTAATAACGTTAACCGATATGAAGCCGAGAACTTATACATAGACCCAGAAGAGTTTATCAGAAAGCTAGAAGAAGAGTCAGCAGAGATGCTACCATTCTATAAGAGTAAACTTCTTAACAGCATTACGCAAGGTGTGGCACGTGGTCACGTAAATATGTTTGGTGGTTTCGGTGGTACTGGTAAGTCATCTATCACAGCAGAGAAGATTGTTATGAGCTGTATTGAAAATAGAGAGAAAGCAATCGTAGTGCTGAATGAGGAAGATGCACAGACATTCCGACAAAAAATCATCTTGACACTTTTATGGCATGAGTTTAATGAACACCTTGACCGTAAACGTATGGTAAATGGTAAACTTCGTGAAGAGGATAAAGAGAAAATCCGTAAAGCCATGAAGCGTATGAATGAGTTAATGGATGAAAAAGAAGGATTAATCAAAGTTATCTTCATGGAAAAATATGTAATCAAAGACCTTGAAAAGATTGTACGTTTCTGGGCGAATCGTGGATACATAAACTTAGTGATTGATACACATAAGGTATCTGATGAATCTAAATTCGAACAACGTTGGCAGACATTCGTAGAGGACATGAAGGTAATCTACCGCATGACTCGTAAGAATGCAGGTGGCTTAAATCTTAGAACATGGGTTACATTCCAGTTAGCTGATAGTGCAGTAAGAAACCGTTTCTTAGACTATGAAGCAATCGGTGAAGGTAAAGCATCTAAGAACGAAGCATCTGTTGTTATGATGTTTAGAAAGGCTTGGAGCGATGAATATAAGGGTGGAAATAAAGCATTACAATGCTACAGATTGAAGAAGCTACCAGACGGCTCATATGATAAAGATTGGTTTCAGTTAGACCCAGACAAGCAGTATTACTTACTGTTTACGCCTAAGAATCGTTTCGGTCAATCGAACGATACAGGATTGCCAGTTTTAATCATTGAACCATATTTCCAAAGTAATACGTTTGCGGAAATTGGTTGGACATTTGTAGCGAATGATAATTCGAAGAGATAGGTGATTACATATGTCTGAATTGCAAGATATCAAGATTAGAATTTTAGAAGAGGATAAAGTGTATGATATCTTGGAAGCTCTGGAATGCGAACACATAAGGACAGAGGGTGGTGCACGTGTCACTGCCCAACTTCCAGAACGATTCTATAGTGGAAACAGACGAAGCGTTCAAGTGAAGTTGCAAGAATCCTTATCTTCCAGTATCCGAAACAAGAAGTTTAGTGGTGATATCTATTACCTTGTATCATACATCCTTCACAATAAACGTGGAGAAGAAGAGTTGAAGAATGATTTGAGCAATGCAAAGCAATTCATATGTGAGACTCTGGGTTGGAATGAGTATCTTAAAAACAAAAGAGGATATCTTCCAAAGACTGACTATCTAGCACCGTTAAAGGAGTTAGTGAAAGGTCATAGACGTAAGAAAGAAGTAAAGCCTAATCCAATCTTGGATGAAGCTATCCTTGATGATTTTTATTACTATGGCAAAGAGTTACCATATCAGCCTTGGATTGACGAAGGGATTTCGTATCAAACGCAGGTCATGTATGGTATCGGATTTGACTTAGAATCAAAGCGTGTAACAGTTCCTATGAGAAATAGATTTGGTCAACTCGTAGGAGTTAAAGGTCGAATCATGAAAGATGAGGATGACGATAAGAAGTATCTATATCTGTATCGTTATCAAAATCGTCTAGAGTGGTTTAATTTTCATTACGCCCACCCTTACATCCTAATGGATAAGAAGGTTTATATATATGAAGCTGAAAAGTCCTGCATGAAAGCATTTAGCAGTGGATTATTCAATACTCTAGCGATTGGAGCATCTGATATTTCTGATGAACAAGTTAGAGCAGTTAAACAATTAGGGCTTGATATTGAGATTATCCTATGCTATGATAAGGGTATACCAATTGACGAAATAGTAAAGAATATGGAGTTATTTGAGGGAAGAACGGTCACTGCAATCTATGACAAAGATGATTTGCTAGATGACAAAAACTCTCCAATTGATGAAGGATTCGATACTTGGACTCAATTAATCAATGATTATACATACACCAAAGATGAGCTGAAAAAAATGTTAGAAAAAAACGAAAAAAACATGGTATAAAGTTTTGACAAACGCAAAAAGTAATGATATAATAAGATTACAAGGTTGAGAGAAACCTAAAACACAAATTGATTGGAGAGAATTAAAATGACGACTTTAAGTATTGATGTAAATGAAAAATTGTTTCAAGTAGATTACATGGAGAGTATGTCACAAATCTTCAAGATGTTTAGACAAATGCAAATGGATTTAAAACGTGAAACAGACATCGAATTAAAGAACGAATTACTTAGAACAGAGCGTATGAGACAAGATGTATTACATATCATTGAGCTGTTAAACTTCAACGCATCCGAAGGCTATAACTTTGCAAAGATGTTGCAAGTTATTAGTCGAGCAAGACGTAAAATCAAAGACCGCATTGAAGAAAGAGAAGTGGTTAAAGAGTTAGTAAAAAAATACGACTCTGATTTCAAAGATATTCTTGAATCTACAATCAAAGACAAAGAGAAGTTTGATAGAATGCAAGACAAACGCTCTTACAGAATTAGAGAGTTGACAGAGCTTGAAGGATTCAATGATATCATCAAGAAGAAAAAGAAAGAATTAAAATTAGCAAGTTAATTTCGATATAATTTATCACTTGTGATAATTATTATATATGCAACAAAAGCAAAAAATAATAATATAATTGGAGGAATTTCATTATGAAAGAAAATAAGAACATCATCAAAGGTAACCGTTTCCACGAACCAAAGGCAGTAACAAAGTTTGACTTCTACGCAGTAGTAGAGTTGACTGTAAAAGGTAAAGATGGAAAATCAACGACAAAGGATGTTTTAGTAACGACTGAAAATCCGACAACACGTATCCTTGCTGAAAAGGAACTTACGGCAGAAGCGGTTAAGCTTGGCGGTAAAGTGAAGCATTTCGGTGGATTCAAAAAATAGTAGGCTAAGAGTTTCTTAGCCTTTTCTTATCAACATAAATAAAAATAATGATATAAAAGGGGAAATTAACATGGAGAAAGCTATATTAAACAAAGAATTATTAGAGAACGTTTACAAAATGGTGTCATCAATGTTGGTACTTACAGTTAACGAGAAGATTCCAGAATTGGCATTCGTTTTAAATCAAGTAGGCATTCAAGAGCGAGAAATGGAAGAAGTAACAGATTTCATCCAAGACATGTGGAGTATAGAAGATTTAGACACACTTGCAGTACAGCAAGCGAAACTAGTGTATTTAGATGCATTTCGTGAGGTTGTGAGATTGAAGAGACATATGGAAATGGCTAAAGGTTATGAGGAAATGGGAGAGATTAACCTTGGCATTGCAAACGGTGTTGTCGAAGACAAAGGGGAGAAAGTAATTAATGAAGAAATGGCTACAACGGAAGGCGAAGATACAACCGAGAAAGAATGATGACATCATTGATGCTATCGCAAAAATAAGAGGTATTAAAGATGTGGATAGCTTTTTAAGACCATCTTCTGATGAACTGCATGACCCATATCTTATGAAGAATATCGAAGATGCTAGTAATAGGATTATTCGTGCAATTGCTTCTGGTGAAAATATTGTTGCATCATTCGACCCAGATGCAGATGGTCTGACAGCAACTTCTACTAAGATTCGATATCTTAAAAATTATACTGATAAAGTAGATTACATATATGGTGAGCGTAATGATGGTCATGGTATCGCTGAAATGATTAAAATCGAAGGCGTAGAAGATGAAGAGCGTTTAAAAAGAAATCAAGAGAATCTGGAAAAGATTAAGGCTTGCGACTTGTTAATCCTTATTGACTCATCTTCTAACGATACAGATGCATGTCGATACATTGCAGAGGAATTAGGTAAAGAGATTATTATCTTAGACCATCATGGTATCGAAAGAGAAAATCCACACGTGCTTATGGTCAATCCTCAACAAGAAGATTGTGCATATCCAAATAAGTTTTTGAGTGGTGCAGGCGTAGTATTTAAAGTGATGCAAGTAATGGAAGATACATTAGGACAGGTAGACCCATTTGACTACATTGATTTAGTAGCTGTGGGAATGTATGCGGATATCATGCGTGTAGATGTCTTAGAAAATAGATATCTAATTATGCATGGTCTACGAAATATGAAGAATACTGGTCTGGTACGTATCTTAAAGGGTGGCAAGGCTGATTTATTCAAACTTGACTGCAACTCTATTGGTTTCACTATTGCACCTCTATTAAATGGTACAGCACGTATGGACAATATTAAGCTTGCTATTGATATTCTATTGTCTGATGACGATACAGTGTGTAAGAAACTACGACTTCAAATGAGCAAGCTTAATGATAAGCGTAAAGAAATTCAAAAGGGATTAGTAGAAGCTTATTCAAAACGAGTGAATTTAGACCAAAAAGTTTTAGTTGTCTTAGATGATAAATCATCTAAAGGATTCAACGGTATCATCGCTCAACAGTTGTCAGAGAAATTTAAACGTCCTGTACTTGTTGGTCGTCTACATAAAGGTGTGGCAAGCGGTAGTTTCCGTAGCTATAACGGTTTAAAATTCAAGTCATTCCTGCAAGATTTCGATGGTGAAATTGAAGCGTTGGGGCACGAAGGGGCAGGAGGTTTCATCATCAATGAAGAGTATTTGGATAATCTGAATACATACATTGAAAGATGCTTGCCAGAACTTGACGAAAAAGGTCAAACAGTAATCTATGATTTAGAAATACCTGTTGATGAGATTGGTGATTACATCAAACCGATTGAACGATTCAATCTATTAACTGGTAATGGATTCTACAAGATTATTGTAAAAGTAACAGGCATTACAGTGGAAGAACCAGAGTGCATCGGTAAAACGATGGAGACAGTTAAAATTAAAACCTATGACGAAATGGAGTTAATCAAGTTTCGTGTCGATGAGCATTATGCATCTGAATTAGGGCATTTTGATACAGTTGACGTAGTAGGCGTACTGTCTATGAATGAGTTTTACAACTTTGGATTAAAGAAAAAAATATGCACACCCCAAGTAATGATTGAGGATTATGTGAAGTCAGAGTAATGACAAATTAAGACAGGTAAAAAGTTTTGCCTGTCTTAATTTTTTATCGAAAGCTGTTGACAGGCGATAAAAATAATGATATATTATGACTATACCAAATAACAAGGAGGAAACAAAATGACAGAAGTTAAAGAGATTTATAACAAATCGGTGTTTGAAGTTGCAGGTACAATTGGAGAGTTTGCGTTTAATGCGAATGGTGATTATCATGTTGGAGATATTGTTTCATTTAATCCAGAATTTTCTACACGTGGAAATGGCAACATTGGAGTGGTTACAGCTTATAAAAACAGTAAACTAGGTTATGGTGTATGCGGTATTTACGGAAAAGACCCTAGAGAGATAGGAATCAAAAAGGTATTGCCATACACTATGCTTACACAAGAAATTCTTACATATCATAAAGACCATCTTGTAATCCGAGACTTAGTATTAAAAGAGATGACGGTGCAAGAAATCGAAAAAGAATTAGGTTATAAGATTAAGATTATAGGAGAGCGATAGAATGGCGAAAGAAAGTCGTGTAGTACAGTTGCAAATGGATTTAGCAGAGATGGGTTGTAAGGATGCGTTAAAAGCTCTTAACTGGATGATATCAGTTATGAATGCTGATAACGGATATAAACGACATGATGGTCGTCACTATTACTATCACTTGGTAGATGCCACACAGGATTTGATTAATCATGGTGAAACCGATGAGGTAACATTGACCGCATGTATCCTGCATGATGCAATCGAAGATGTCCCAGACATCAACTATGAAGCTGTTAAAAGTTTATTTGGTCAAGAAGTTGCTGATGTAGTAATGGGTGTAACAAAGCTACCAGACATTGATTATAAGAAAGAAGAGAACATGGAAGAGTATTTATACATAATTCTTCAAGATGTCCGAATGGCTAAAATTAAAACAGTAGATAGAAAGAATAATTTTGGCACATTGAAAGATGCAACGCCAGAGAAAGAATTGAGACAGGCATTGGAAACAGAGAAATTTTTCCTGCCATTCTTCAAAGCATGTCGTAAGAAATATCCAGAACATGCACGATTCTTCCACTCTGCAAAAACAACTATCATGCCACACTTGATTAAGATTAAACAGCATCATGAATTTGTGGCAGAGCATAAGAGACAGATTGCAGAGATTAAGAGATATCTGTATGAAGAGTATTCAAGCAGATTAACAGAAGATGGTGGATATGGGGAAGGTGCAGAGCTTGTAGAAGACATTGCAAGAAACGTAAAAACCATCATAAAAGGAGGGACACTTAAATGACAACAGCAGTCTTAACAACATTGTGGATGCTTGCTAAATTAGTAGGATGGCTGATTGGCATTATCATCATTCTAGCAATCTTACGAGTGATGCTTGGATTAGTAGGAGTATTCTGGGAGATGATGCATCCTAAGAGCTTCCATAAATTTGAGGGTTGGAAGAATCGTAGAAGAGAACAAAAACAAAAAGAAAAGGATGATGTTAAATGAACGTAATTTTCGAAGTTGAAGACAATGCTTCTAATATTGAAACTGGTGATGTTATAGTCGCTAATGGTGTTGCATACCTTATTGTGAACTTTGAGGGTGAATATACAACTAAAAAAATCAGTGATGGCACTATGCGTGCGACAGGTACGTATGCAACGCTTGTAGGTTTAGTACAGTCGTTTAATAGACTTAACTGGACTCACTACAGCAAACATGAGTATGATTTCAAATTAGTGCCAAAGCAAAAAGAATGCTCTACAGACAATGTTTTTAATATCTAGCATATCTTAATAAAATCGGGATTTTATAAAGGAGAATGATAATTATGGAAAAAGCAGTTTATTATCTTTGTAAAGAGACTTTTCGTATGGTATTTACAGGTGAGGTAGCATTCACAAAAGGATTGTTTTACAAGCTTGTTGACAAATATGAACGTGACTACGATGGCGAAACAATTTATAAGTATGTAGATGATTTAGGCAAGTCTCATACGTTAGATAAGGCACATAAGAAGAAAGTTATGGTTAAAGTAAAAGATAAACATGTATTACGTATGTTGAGAGGTGAGAGTATATCATTGCTTGCAGGTGAGCATTACATGTGCAAGAAGACTATGCGTATGCGACACGATGATAGTGTTGCGTTTAAAAAAGGAAAGGTTTACAGATTGAATGAGGATTATAGTTTCACATTCTATAGTGATGTAGATAATGAGCATCATATGGGCGGTCAAGAATCTGTAGACAAGTATCTGGTCAAAATCGTTGACCAAAGTGTATTAGGCGAACAATAAACTCTTAGGAGTGATTTATATGGGAAGAATAGATGACATCATGAATGAAATATCGCCTGCTAGAATGCAGAAAGTTATTCTGTCACGTAAAATCAGAAGTGTATTTTCGGATTACATAGATGGTTTAATTACTAGAAACGAAGCAGAAGAAATTTTGATAAAAATTGCAGAAGAATTTGCAGAAGTTGTTGACGAAAGTAAATAATAATGGTATATTGTATTCAAGGAGATGATTAAGTGATTAAGATTATTGATGGAGACTTGATGGAAGCCAGTGAGGATATCATTGGTCATCAAGTGAACTCGATGGGCATTATGGGGAGCGGTGTTGCTAAATGCATACGCCAATCCTTCCCAGAAGCTTATACGGCTTATGTTGAATATGTTACATACTTCTTGAAAGAACATCCTAGAACAGAGTTGCTAGGGACGTGTCAAACTGTATTGCTAGATGGTAAAGTGATTGCAAATCTTTTTGGTCAACTTACATATGGTCGAGATGCTACGCAATACACAAAGACAATGGCTCTATACAAGGCTCTAAAAGATTTAAGAAGCTTTGCAGAATCATATGACCTATCTGTTGCACTGCCATACCGAATTGGTAGTGATAGAGGTGGAGCAGATTGGACAGAGGTTTATAGGTTAATAGACAAAGCTTTTGACGGTTATGCAGTAACACTATACAAGCTCTAAGGAGTGATAACGTGAAAGATTTGATAGATTTGTTTTTCGAAGATAAATGGATGATGGCTATTGGTTTAGGTCTTATCCTTCTTCTTGGGATTGCAGTCATCGGTGCTTGGACACAAGAGAAGATGTGTGAAGATAGCGGTGGGAAAATGAAGGGTACAGGAGAGCATACACAGCAGGTAATGATGGCAGGAGATGTACCTTTCATCTATGAAACTGAAAACAGAGAGTGCTCTAAGAAATGAGGTGGCTAGATGAATTGGATGAAGAAATTCTTTTTACTAACTATGTCTACTGTTTTGACAATAAATATATTAGCAGGTTGTGGAGTTGAGAGTGAATATAAAAACATAAATGAAAATGTAACAATTACAGATGCAAGAGTGTCTAAGCTTGATTCTGAAAATGCAGGTCGTTACTCTTCATATGTAATATACTTTGAGAAAGAAGGCAGTGCAACAAAGTTTAGAGTATCTACTGCTTTGTATGAAGATGTAGAAAAAATCCTAAACACTGCCAGAATGGTAAACAAAGAAAAGGATTTAAGATTTGACGTTGTAACAGATGGTAAAGATGTTGTCAGCGTTACACTAACATCAAACAGAAAGTAGGGGTAGCATGGAAGAAACTTGGAGTAACTTTAATGAATATCCACACAAAGTATTTGCTAGTGTGTTGTTGCTAGATGGGAAGATTTACAATTGGAAGATTAAGAATAGTGCGTGGTTAACTCCACATGAGGTCAAGATGAGGTATTCTGATTTTGATAAGATTGATAGAATGGAAGTCAAGTGGACATCATTCACAGTTGACAACACATTTGAGCATAGTCTTGCTTTTCAATATCATGCTGTAGAGTGGTTTAAGCAGTTTGAGATTAGTGAGCATAAAATCGGTGGAGCACCATACAAGGAGGAATAAGATATGCAAGTGGATTTTGAAGAGGTATTTGAAGATGAGATTGAAGAGAATGGTTATTTAAGCGAGTTTGAAATTGAAGATGTTGAAGGCGTAACAGATTACGAGGATGATATTAGCTATAACAGTGGATGGTATAACTATCACGAAGTAACGTTTAAATACAGAGGTAAAAAATATTCATTCGAATATAAGAGCCATACTTCTGATAACGTTTGTGATACAGAGGTATTGTCTGGTACGTTTAAAGAGATTGAGCCTGCAAATCTTAAAGACTTAACACTAAATAAAGAATGGTATTCTTTAGAAGAAGTAATGTATCTATTAAAGTTAGACCCAAAAGCTATTGAGAAATTGTTGGAAGAGATTGACGAAGAATAGTTTCTATGTCTACAGATTTCTAGATAAACATAATGATATTATATACATAGGCAGAACTAACAATCTGAAACGAAGACTAGAGCAGGAGCACTTCTCTAAGGAAGGTCACCTTCCTAGAGAGTGTTATGATGAGTGTGCAGTCGTAGAATACATGGAGTTGCAAAGTGAGAGCGAAATGAAAGTCTATGAACTCTATCTCATAAATAAATATAGTCCGAGGTATAACGTGATGGAAAAAAGAAGTGATAATTTCAATTTTATTTTAGAAGAGTTGTGGACAAAAGTAAAAGATAATGATACAATGAGTAAGAAGGAATACAAGCTGTACGCTTTCATAGTAATGCATTCAGATGTTGGTTATTGGAGAACTACTACTGACATTGATGCTCTAGCAGATGGCATCAAGATAAAGAATAGAGACACCGTAATGAGAATGCTAGAGTCGCTTGCTAGAAAGGGTTACATAAGATTTGAACAGATTGGAAAGAAGTTAGTAATACCACACACATTAAGAAACATTAAGTTTCCAAAGGAGGAAGAATAATGAAATTTCAAAAAGGCGATAAAATTAAGATTGTAAAGGTGCTTGACCCAACTTCTATTGGTGGAGAAAGCGTTGATAAATATATTGGTGCAACAGGAGTAATTAAGGATGTAGACCCAGAATACAAATACCCATATGACATCAAGTTTGACACTTTTGATACTAGCAATACATTATGGGGAGAAGAAGAAATAGAATTAGTTTCAGAAGAATCGCCAGAAGAAGTAGTGGAAGAATCAGAAGAAACAAAGCCTAATCAATTCCTTTACTACAATGACACAAAACGAACAGTAGTGATTCACACTGCAACAAAGTCTCATGGAACAGAATGTGATATGAAAGATATTCAAGCAGGCGAGATGAGAATGTTTTACTTGCCAGAAGGCTCATTCCCTTGGGTTAAGATGTGGGATTATGGTGGTGAGCGTGGATTGCAATTACTAGTTTCTCCTACGCCAATGGGACAGGAAGAAATGAAGGCAAAGAAAAACGTTGATAGAGTTGATGAGATTATCGAAATGTTAAAGAGTAAAGATGTTAGTATCATTGATGTATATGAAGCATTACATAATCTGAAAAAGTGGGTGAACTAATATGGCGAGAAGAGTTGAACTAAAGGGTTGGGTAATTTTTGATGAGAATGAGCTACAACATGGAAAGAATATGGTTGCACAAATTGACCACGAACTATTCAATGTTGAAGGCGTAATGCAATGGAGCTTAGTAGAAGTTTCGAATGAAGAAACAGAATTTAATTGGGATGACGAAGAAGAAGAATAGGAGCTGATTATATGAATTTATATAAAGTTGATTTTACTCACTATGCTCAAAGGGGTAGTGAAGATGGTATTTTTGGATACATAGTAGCTAATGATGATGAGGGCGTTTATGAGTGGATTAAATCAGAGCCAACACTTCCACAAGGTGGAACACTATATAACTCATGGGCAGACAGAGAAGAATATGAGTATGATGTTTATGATGATAGTTACAATGTTGTAGGAACGGAAACATTCAAGGATAAAATGATTAGATTGTGTGGAGAAGTGAATGATGAAGATGCTGATGTTGACGATGATTATTATGGTGTAACACATGTTGGATGGTCGTTAGTAAAAGAGGGTGTAACAGATTTAGAGATAGATGTATTGAAGTCTTTAAATATAATAATCTAGAGGTGATAAGTTGAAGAAACAACGTTGGAGATTTACTAAGGTGTACGAAGTTTGTACAGGCTGTGGTAAGCAAATGGATGCAAGAGATAGATATGCTATGCGATATGGATTTTGCGGTGTAAGTTGTGGGCATACAACATTTGGTATGAGTTGGAGAGACTTTTATTAAAATGATACTATTATGAGGTGAGAGAATGGATAAGAAAAGATTTATACTTTTTGGATATATGGCTTATTATCCTTGCGGTGGAATGAATGATTCAATGATTTCGTTTGACACAGAAGAAGAACTGATTAATGAATCTAAAAGTTTTCAATGTGATTATTACAATGTTTTTGATACAGAGACATTTAAAACAGCTAGTGATTACAGTCCAATAAAGGCATTTGAAAATCTTGACATTTAATAAAAGGATAATTTTATAAGGAGCGGATAATATGAAAGATATCAAATCGAAAGACTTATTAGAAGGATTACAGGAAGCTGTGAGATTAGAAGGATACTTAAAGCCTTTACTAGAAAATGGAAAAGTTATTATTCCAGAAAAAGATAACGACCTTTTAAATCCAATGGATACACATCTTGAAAAAGAGGGTTACATATTCTCATGGAGTCAAAATGTTGCAGGAGATATATTGTTTATCATTCACGAATAAAAAATAGGGAGCTGATAGTATGACTCTAGGAGATTTAATCAAAAGAATTGATGCGAACGACCTGCATAAGATGTTGCTTTTCAAAGATGAAGATGGTGGTTGGAGTAACGTAAATATTGAAATTGGACAAGATAGCATTTACATTACATGTGATACAAATGGTTTATTTTCAAGCGACAAATAAAAAGGAGAGATTATATGAATATATATTTAGTTAGAAGAGATGGTCAAGATGTTGATTGGGATGAGTACGATTCAGTGGTAGTCTTAGCTAAAAACGAAGAGAACGCATTGGAACATGCTATTAAATTCCAATCCTACTTTTCGGAAGAACGTGTAACGGTTGAAGAAGTAAAGCAGGATGAAGAAGGAATTATTCATGATAGCTTCTGTGCAGGCTAATCAAAAACTAGGAGGAATTATATGTATACTGAATTTGAAATGTTAATAGGTAAAACGATTACTAAGATTGATAATCTGGGTGACGAATTAATCTTCCACACATCTGATGATTGTAGATATAGAATGTATCATTGGCAAGATTGTTGTGAAAGTGTATACATAGAAGATATCATTGGTGACTTAGATGATTTGATTGGCAATCCTGTAACAATGGCAGAAGAAGTTTCAGAAGATGACCCAAACGCATATGATAGCGGAACTTGGACTTTCTACAAACTTGCAACAGTGCGTGGGTATGTGACAATCCGATGGTACGGCTCTTCTAACGGTTATTATTCAGAGTCAGTAAGTTTCGTAGAAATAGACTAAGGAGTGATATGATGGTTGAAGTAAGTCGAGATACAAAGAAATGGTTTTGCATCTCATGTACCGATAGAACTAAGGAAACACATGAGATTAGAATTGGAGGGGAAGACAATAACAAGTTAGTTATTAATCTATGCCCAGACTGTTTAGACGACCTTTGCTCTGAAATTGCAGAAACTTTAAATTATTAAAATTATTGGAGGATGATAATATGAACGAAACTACCGAATTATTAAAAGATTTTGCCAAATCACAAGGTATTAATGTGAAAGAAGTTGATAAGTTTTTATCAGAATACAATTCACCTAAAACATTAAATGATTTACAGAAAGTCCCAGAAGGTTTATTAGAACACATTAATTATATTACATATGTGCAACAGCCATTAAAATCATTTATCTCTAATGAAATGTGGTGCGACAGAAATGAAACTGTTGATTTAGAGACTGTTATAGATTGTCTGTATGATAGAGTTTGTGATTTATTAGATGAGGATGATGATTTTGATTTGGATGAAGTTGGCATTGAAAATGTAAAAGCTGATGACGAAGAGAAACGAGAAAAGCTAGAAGAGTTTCAAGCGATTGCAAAACAGTTAGTTGATACTAAATTTGGTAGCGTAGTTTACGATTGGTAAAATAACTTGTTGACAAGAACAAATGATAATGGTATATTATAACCAAGGAGGATGAGTGATGGAGAAAATTAAATCACATGCAGTTGCAGATGTTTGGAGAGTAAAAGAAGGGGTGCTTGTTAACGTATATAAGTACAAGCGTACTGGTGGATTCTATTATACTATTCCTAACTCAAAAACAAAGATTGTCAGAGGTTGTACTGGTTTAAGAGAGCTGAAAGAAGATTACACAGGTAGAGATGGTGAAGTGCTTAAAAAGGGTACGCTAATCTTAAATACAACGCCAGTTGTACCTATCACTGATGTAGCAGATTTCAAGTTTGATGTTACATCGAGCGGTGGCTCAATCTATGGCTCTATCACAGATGTTGAGCGTGTCTTACATAATATTCAAGATATCTTAGATGAGTATAAGTCATGAGTGCAGTTGAAGAGATTCGAAATTACATAGAGTCATTGAGAGATGACAATGGTTATACGATTGATGGAAAGGCAGAAAGCCTTCTATTCGATGCTTTAGATATTATTGAAGCCGTAGAGAGCTTCGTAGAGAAGAATTACAAGGGTGGAAGTAAGGCAGACAGAGCTGATTACAGTCAAATGGTGTCTTGTAGAGACATTTGGGAGCTAAGAAACTCTATAAAATGATGTTTTTATCAAACAAAAACTAACAAAAAGGGAGAGATTTTTAATGGGATACACACTATCAGAAAAGGTTTCAAATATGAGAGATACATTTGTTGTAAGAATTAAGGCAGATTCAAATGATGCAGACTACATGTATAGTACAATGCGTTTTGGCAAATTTGAATTTGAAGCACGTATTCGAGAATTAGTAAATCTTCAAGTAAACTATGGTGGTAGTCATGAATTAGAAAACTATCCTAATCCTATGGACTTGAATATCCCTTACAATGGTTGGGATGGAAACTGCCACACATTAGAAGAGTTAACAATTGAGTACATAGATGAAAATGGTAAAGTGTTTGATGTTGAAATCTTTGACGACACAGTTAAAAATAAACTAGAAGAATTTGATGCATTAGCAGATAGAGTAGAAGAGTTTCTAGATAGCCAAGACCTTGATTATACGCCTAGCGTTGGGTATTGTGATGAAGATTGGGTCATTTGGGTATCAGTTGAAGCTTACGAAGTTGTGGATGATACAAGAGGTTGTTTCGAAGAGATTATCAGCTTGGTAGAAGGCGAGTTTCCAGAGATGACAGAAGTCGATGTAGAGTGCCATGAAATGGTTATGGTTACATTCAAAGTAGACGGATTCGAAGTGGAGGAAGACGATGAGTAAACTTAGAGCAGGCAACAAGGTTGTATTTAAATCAGATTTACCAACAATATATAAGATAACTAAAACAGATGTTGAAGATTTTGGAGAAATTGAATATGTTTCAACCGTTACTTTAGACGGAACACATAAACATATTCCTGCTGACTTAGTTATGAGAGTTGGAGAATTTAGCGATGGCTATCACACTTTTGATGAACTATATCATCATCGCATGATGTTATTCTTAGTAATCTGTCATACATACAAAGACCAAGCATGGAAGTCTTGGCAACATTCAGATGGAACAATGTTTGATAATTCATTCATTGTTGGTGTAGATACACCAGAAGGACAGTATTCATATCATTATAGACAAGAAGATTATGATTTATTCAAAGTGAAAGAATTAGAATTTGCACCAGAATATGATGGGCATCAACCAAAGGATATTACTAGATTGCTATCACTGTTGGGAGGTAATCATGGAGCTTAAAATGTACAAGATTCGCAATAAAGAGACAGGCGA